CCATACCTCAAGCGCAAGGGCATTCAGACGCACGGCGTGCGCACCACTGGAGATGGGCGCTTGATGGTCCCACTGTACGACCAGGACGGAACTCTCAGTACGCTGCAGTACATCGATGAGGAAGGCGGCAAGCTATACCACCCAGGCGGCAAGTCTGGTGGGAAGTTCTGGATGCTTGGCACGATGGATGAGCCAGGCGTGCTCTACATTGCTGAGGGATTCGCAACTGCGGCGACCATCCACGAGACCACCGGCCGGCCCTGCGCGGTGGCCTACAGCGCCAGCAATTTGGTGCCGGTCACTGGTAGTCTGCGTGAAATGTTTGGCCAGCAGCAGACCATCGTCATCGTGGCAGACCACGACAAAAGCGGCACCGGCCAGAAATACGCAGACCAGGCCAGTGCCAAGTACGGCGCGCGCGTGATCATCCCTCCAATAGAGGGCATGGATGCCAACGACTATAAGCAGGCCGGCCACGATCTGACAAGCCTGCTGGTGCAGCAGACAGGCACGGCTGTGGTCGAGAAGTTGCGCCTGATCTTCGGTGACCAGCTCGGCACCGACTACGAGGCACCAGACGAGCTGGTCGAAGGCCTGATGACCATCGGCAGCTCGGTGGTGGTCTACGGCGACAGCAACTCCGGAAAGACGTTCTGGGCGCTGTCAGTGGCCACGGCCATCGCCACCGGCACCGACTGCTACGGCCGCAAGACTGACCCCGGCCTGGTGGTCTACCTGGCCAGCGAGGCACCGGCCAGCATCCGGTCTCGCATGCAGGCCATCAAGCAGTTCTACGGCTGCAGCCTGGAGAACCTTGCGATGGTGCCGGTCCCCATGAACTTCTACTCCGGCGACCAGGACGCCAATGATGTGATCGAGCTGGTCAAGGCGGTCGAACAGATCAAGGGCAAACCAGTGCGCCTGATCATTGGCGACACGCTGGCCAGAATGAGCGGAGGAGCCAACGAGAACAGCGGCGAGGACATGGGTCCGGTCATGGCCAGATTCGACCAGGTGGCCACGGCCACAGGCGCGGCCATGATGATCATCCACCACAACGGCAAGGACGCAGCCAGAGGCGCTCGTGGCTGGTCCGGTATCCGTGCCCACATCGACACCGAGATCGAGGTCACAGAGAAGGATGGCACCAGGTCTGTGACGGTCACCAAGCAGCGCGAGTTGCCCAGCAAGGGCGAGACGATCTACTTCCGGCTGGAGGTGATCGAGATGGGCACCACCAAGTTTGGCGCGCCAGCCACCACCTGCGTGGCCGTGCCAGATACCGATGCGGCCACCACGAAACCCCACAAAAAACCCACCAAGCACGATGAGAACGTGCGCACCATCGAGCGCGCCTGGTGGCATGCTGGAGCTGAGGAGCGCGAGGGTTTACCCTACATCAGCAGGTCTGCGCTGCGTGAGCTGCTGGTCAACGATGGCATGTCGGAGCGCACGGCCAAGAACAAAACTGAGGCCAGCCGGCCCGATGGAATCATCGCGCAACTGCTCAACGCAGGCACGATTGAGACGCTGGAGCACGGCTGGGTGGTGAGCAATCAGGTGCAGGCCAGCGCCATGTTGATGAGGAAAAGTGGCCAGGAAAAGCGCCCCTAAATGCCCCTGAGTGCCCCTGGGGGCGTTAGGGGCAGTAGGGGCAAAATCCCGGAAAAACGCCCCGCCCCGCCCCTAAACCCTATAGGGTAGGGGCAGGTAGGGGCACCGGGATGCGGCAAAACAGGGGAAAGTTATCCACAGGAACGTGAGGAAGCACTAACATGACACAGACCAACGTGAACGAGATGCTGGCCGGCCGTGAAGGTCGGTATGGCAGCTTCCAGGGACATGCCAGGATCAGCCAAGACCTCAAGGCTGCCATGCACGAGCGCAGCGGCTGGGATGGTCTCCAGGCCGACCAGCGTGAAGCCCTGGAGATGATCCAGCACAAGATCGCGCGCATCCTGAACGGCGATCCGAACTACGCCGACAACTGGGTCGACATCGCTGGCTACGCCACCCTGGTGGCCAACCGGCTGGAAAAAGAGGACAATGCAGCATGACCACAAAATCCCACAAAGCAAAGGCCGCGGCGAAGAAGCCGGTCAGGAAGCACGAGAACAAGGCCGACATCTGCGCCTTGGTGCTCTCGGGCATGCGTGGCGGTCTGAGCGCCTTCAAGGCATGCGAGGCGGCTGGCGTGTCGCAGAGCACGTTCAACCTGTGGCTGAATGAGGACGCAGAGCTGGCTGCAGAGTACGCGCGCGCGCGCGAGGACTTGATCGAGCGCATTGCCAACGAGGTGATCGAGCTGAGTGATGCCGATGTCGGCCTGCAGCCGGATGGCAAGAAGGACTGGGCGGCGGTGCAGAAGCACAAGCTACAGGTCGACACCCGCAAGTGGCTGCTGTCTAAGCTGGCACCGAAGAAGTACGGCGACAAGCTGGAGCTGACTGGCGACCCTGACCGGCCGCTGGCCATCCAGAAGATCGAGCGCGTGGTGGTCGGAAAGTGACGACCCTGCGCATCGAGACCCCACAATGGGCGCTGCCGCTGCTGGAGCCTGCGCGCTACAAGGGAGCCTTCGGCGGCCGCGGCTCCGGCAAGTCGCACACCTTTGCCGAGATGCTGATCGAGGCCCACATCATGGACCCGACCAGCCGGTCGGTCTGCGTGCGCGAGGTCCAGAAGTCCCTGGCGCAGTCGGTCAAGCGCCTGCTGGAGCTAAAGATCGAGGCCATGAACGCTGGCGCTTACTTCGAGGTCCAGGAGGCCGTGATCAAGTCCAAACGCGGCGACGGCCTGATCATCTTCCAGGGCATGCAGAACCACACGGCAGACTCGATCAAGTCGCTGGAGGGCTACGATCGTGCCTGGTGCGAGGAGGCACAGAGCCTCTCCCAGCGCAGTCTGGACCTGCTGCGGCCGACCATCCGCAAGCCAGGCTCCGAGCTGTGGTTCACCTGGAACCCGAGCCAGTCCAGCGATCCGGTCGACCAGCTTTTGCGTGGCGACAAGCCACCACCGGACTCGGTGGTGCTGGAGGTCAACTTCGACGACAACCCATGGTTCCCGGACGTGCTGCGCTCCGAGATGGAGTACGACAAGTCACGAGACCCGGACAAGTATGCGCACGTCTGGCGTGGCGGCTACCTGCAGAACAGCAGCGCGCGCGTCTTCCGCAACTGGAAGATCGAGGAGTTCGAGGCACCGAAGGACGCCATTCACCGGCTTGGCGCTGACTGGGGCTTTGCCACTGATCCGACCGTCCTGGTGCGCTGCCACATCGTCGGCCGCACGCTGTACATCGATCACGAGGCCTACATGGTGGGCTGCGAGATCATGAACACGCCAGAGCTGTTCATGACCGTGCCGGAGGCCGAGAAGTGGCCACTGGTGGCCGACAGCTCCAGGCCCGAGACCATCAGCCACATGCGCAAGAACGGGTTCCCGAAGATCATGCCGGCCGTCAAGGGCAAGGACTCCGTGGTCGAGGGCGTCGAGTGGCTGAAGTCCTACGACATCGTGGTCCATCCACGCTGCACGCACACCATCGACGAGCTGACGTTTTACAGCTACAAGACGGACCCGCTGACCGGCAAGGTGCTGCCGGTGCTGCAGGACAAGCAAAACCACGTCATTGACGCACTGCGCTACGCATGCGAAGGCGTCAGGCGTGCCGCGGTGGTCAGCAGGCAGGTGGACTTCACACCATTGCCGGTGACCAGTAAATGGTAGAAAATACTTGCAAATAGGGGCGATATATGGCACGCATGTCAAAAGAGCAGTACCTGAACAATCTCCACAGTGATGCGCTGAATCAATTCAACGACATCCAAACTGCTCTGCGCGACGAGCGCTTGCAGTGCCTGCAGGACCGGCGCTTCTACAGCCTGGCCGGCAGCCAGTGGGAAGGCCCACTCTGGGATGTCTACGAGAACAAGCCCAGGTTCGAGGTGAACAAGGTCCACCTGGCCGTCATCCGCATCATCAACGAGTACCGCAACAACCGCATCACGGTCGACTACGTCAGCAAGGACGGCAGCGAGAACGACAAGCTGGCCGAGACCTGCGATGGCCTGTACCGTGCCGACGAGCAGGACTCGGTGGCCGATGAGGCTTACGACAACGCCTTCGAGGAGGCGGTGGGCGGTGGCTTTGGTGCCTGGCGGCTGCGCACGGTTTACGAGGACGAAGAGGACGAGGACAACGAGAAGCAGCGCATTCGCATCGAACCGATTTTCGATGCCGACAGCTCGGTCTTCTTTGACCTGAACGCCAAGCGCCAGGACAAGGCCGATGCGCGCTTTGCCTTCGTGGTCACCTCGATGACCCGCGCCAGCTACAAGGAAGAGTGGGGCGACGATCCGACCGACTGGCCGAAGATCATCCACCAGTACGAGTTCGACTGGTGTACGCCTGACGTGGTCTATGTGGCCGAGTATTACAAGGTCGAGGACGTGACCGAGACCGTGCGCATCTTCCGCGCCATCGACGGCACCGAGGAGCGCTACCGCCAGGCCGACTTCGATGCCGATCCGGCGCTCGAAGAGACGCTGGCGGCCATCGGCAGCCAGGAGGTCCGGCAGCGCAAGATCAAGTCTAGGCGCGTTCACAAGTACATCATGTCGGGCGGCAAGATTCTGGAGGATGCCGGCTACATCGCAGGCAAGGAAATCCCCATCGTGCCGGTCTACGGCAAGCGCTGGTTCGTCGACAACGTCGAGCGCTGCATGGGCCATGTGCGCCTGGCTAAGGATGCGCAGCGCCTGAAGAACATGCAGCTCTCCAAGCTGGGCGAGATCAGTGCGCTGTCCAGCGTCGAGAAACCGATCCTGGTGCCCGAGCAGGTGGCTGGCCACCAGGTCATGTGGGCAGACGACAACCTGCGCAACTACCCATACCTGCTGGTGAACCCGATCACCGGACCGGACGGCAGCCAGCAGATCAGCGGCCCAGTGGCCTACACCCGCAGCCCCCAGATTCCACCGGCGATGGCAGCCCTGCTGCAGATCACCGAGCAGGACATGCAGGACATCCTGGGCAGCTCGCAGCAAGCCGACAAGATGGTCTCGAACATCTCCGGCAAGGCCATCGAGATGATCCAGACCCGTCTGGACATGCAGACCTTCATCTACATGAGCAACTTCGCCAAGGGCATGAAGCGCTGCGGCGAAATCTGGCTCTCGATGGCGCGCGACATCTACGTCGAGGAAGGCCGCAAGATGAAGGTCGTCGAGGCCGACGAGTCGGTCGGCATGATCGAGCTGATGCGGCCGATGGTCAGCGAGACCGGTGAGGTGGTCATGGAGAACGACCTCAGCCGTGCCAAGTTCGATGTGAACGTCGATGTCGGCCCGTCCAGCACCAGCAAGCGCGCGGCGACCGTGCGCGCACTCACCGGCATGATGGCCATCACCGACGACCAGCAGACCAAGCAGGTGCTGCAGGCAATGGCCATGATGAACATGGAGGGCGAGGGCATTGGCGAGGTGCGCGACTTCTTCCGCAAGCAGCTCGTGCGCATGGGCGTGGTCAAGCCCACCGAGCAGGAGCAGGAAGAGATGATGGTCGAGCTGCAAGGCCAGCCCGAAGACCCGAACAAGATATTCCTGCAGGCCGCGGCCGAGGAGGCGATTGCCAAGGCGGCCAAGGCTCGCGCAGACACGGTGGACACCATCGCAGATGCCGAGTACAAACGAGCCAAGACGGCCGAGACGCTGGCCAACATCGACAACGAGGACCAGCGCCTGGCAGTCGAATCTGCTCGCACAATCTCCAACATGGTGACCGGACGTGGCTGATCCAAGCATCAAAGACCTGGCCTATCGGGCGCTGGCCTCAGTGGTCGGCACGCCAGTCGACCTGGCCACGATGGCCATGCGGCCGTTCGGTTACCGCACGCCAGACGAGCAGGTCGTCGGCAGCAGCGAGTACATCGGCCGGCAGATGGAGCGTGCCGGCCTGGTCAGCTCTGCCAGGGCACCGATCCAGGAGTTCCTGGCATCGATGGCCGTGCCAACACCTGGAGGCATGGCCAAGGGTGGCGCAATGCTGGCCGGCATGGCTGCAGTGCCACGAGCCAGCAAGGCCGAGAACATCGCACGCGGCCTGTACCACCCGATTGGCGAGGGCAAGAAGCTGGAGAAACCAGTCAGCGAGATGCAGTTCACCCAGGAGGTGGTCAAAGACCTTCCCCCGCGGCAGATCATCAGCCCGGAGCGCCTGGCAGGGTGCAACCATCTTGCCGGCCACTGGTGACCGCACGGCAGCCGGCCGCATGCTGACCGAGATCGAGGGCGTGCGCCTGCCGACTCCGGTGGCGCTGGAAGGCGGCCCCGACTTCATGCGCACGCACCTGCCATTCGGTGCGGCCTGGGCGTCTGACAAGGGACCGATCACCGGCCTGTCCAGGCGCGTCCAGGAGGCGGCCGGCAAGGGCAGCGGCGATGTTTACATGGTCTACACCCCGATGAGTCATGTCGGCGGCGACTTCTCGACCATGATGTCCGATGCGCTGCTGGAGCAGATCAAGGGCGGCAAGATCACCAAGAAGGCCAAGCGCGAGTTTGACAAAGAGGTGCGCAGGTTCAGGCCTGAATGGAAAGGCGTCGACGATCCGACTGCGCGCGACCAGCTCAACGCCAATGGCGCGCTGCGGCATGCCTTCATCGACCGCATGACGCTGGACCAGTTCAAGACGGCTGGATTCCCGGACCTTCCGACCACACGCGCGGCAATCACCGAACAGTCGCTGATGGACGCACCGATCCATGCTGGTGGTTTCTCGATTGCCAAGATGGACCCGACAGGCCGCATCATCACCGAGTCGCCAGCCCCGCACACCACCTACAACACGCAACTGGCCGGCCAGTATGTCGGCGGCTTCGAGCAACCCATACCGCGCGAGCTGCTGTTTTCCGAGTTCACGCAGGCCAGGCGCGCTGCCGGCACTGATCCGGCTGGCGACATCCGGTCGTTCCAGCTATCGAACCCGGTGCAGCAAGCCACCCAGGAATGGGTCGACAGCCTGATGCGTTTCATGGAATCTACGAGGACCGGGCGATGAGCACACAAGACGAGTTCGAGCGCCTGGTCGAGTACATCCACTCGGCCATCGAGTCAGAGCAGCCGGAGCCAGCCGAGTTCAAGGCTGAGACCGAGCTGCGATTGCGCCTGGTCTATGCGGCCTTGCGCAGAGCGCTCGGAATGAGTGAAAATGTGGGAAACGGTAACCACTCAGCCGTTCAAATTGAGTGAGTTTGATGGGGTCAACGATGAATTTGAAGGCAGAAGCAGGAGAAAACGACAACGGCGGCGAGGCCGCGGTGCTGGATGACGAGCAGCAACCTGTTGAGATTGAAGTCAGCGAGGACGATTCCGCTGATGGCCAGCAGGCTGTGGGTTCCGATGACGAGCACGCGGAGGAGTCAGACGAAGTTGTGGTCTCCATAGGTGAGGAGTCGCCACCCACCGAAGAGGAAGTTCGCGCACCTGAATGGGTTCGAGAGCTACGCAAGGCCAACAGGGAAAAAGAGCGCCGGATTCGTGAACTCGAAGCAAAGCTCGCAACCTCTGCACCTGAGAACAAACCAGTGCAGTTGGGACCGAAACCGAAGCTGGAGGACCACGACTACGATGCCGAGAGATTCGAGCAGGCATTGGATGCTTGGCATGAGCGCAAGCGGCAGCATGACTTCATGGTCGAACAGGCCAGGATGGCAGAGCAGCAGCAGCATCAGGCCTGGCAAGCCAAGCTGGAGGGCTACAGCAAGGCCAAGGCCGAGCTGAAGGTCCGAGACTATGAGGATGCCGAGGCGATTGCCCAGGAGGTCTTCAGCGTCACCCAGCAAGGCGTGATCCTGCAAGGAGCTGAAAACCCTGCGCTGGTGGTGTACGCACTCGGAAAGAACCCAAAGAAG